TGATCGGGAAGATTGAAAGCGCCGACAGCCAGGCGGTTTTGATTCAGTGCTTTTTGAACCTGCGGTCCACCGCGCAGATGTGCGAGGACCTGCATTTCAGCAAGGGCTGGCTTTTGAAGCTGAAGGCCAAGGCTGTCACTGAAATGGAACAGGTACTTGAACAGGAAGGAGAGCTGGTAAAATGGCAGGAATAAGCATTTCCATGGACAAGGCGAGCAAGGCGCTCGATGCAAAGTACATGCGCATCCAGGAGATGAGCGCAAAGATCGAAATCCAGCAGCAGGCGCTCGCCATGCTGGAGGGCTCCCGTCTCGAGGACAGCTACATTCAGGAAAAAATACAGTGCTACAGGGAGACCATTATGGCGATGAAGGGTGAACTCGCAAAGGCAAAGGTTGAGCAGGTAGAGGAATTCCTCCTCTTGACCGATCCAGCTCTTGTCGATCTCCTGAACAAGCGATACGTGAGCAACATGACCTGGGAAAAGATCGCCGAGCATGCAGGAACGACCGTGCGCTGGGTGCAACTCATGAGGAATAATGCCCTTCGCCAGATCGTAAAGGCAAAAGAAGAGACCAAGAATTCGCTATGAGTTCGCTATGACTTCGCTAAGGATTCGCTTGAAGAGACCTGCCATATAGAGTATAATGGTACTGTCGAAAGATCGATCAGAAGCCTCACAGGAGCAATCCCGTGGGGCTTAATTTATGCCCGAAAGGAGGGAAAGCATGCCGGCTCTGATTGGTTCAATCGTGCTGCTGGCGCTGTTGTTGGTCGGGTTCCTGATTCCGTACATCGGGATCGTCTGGGCCCATGTCCCCATGTCGATTTCGGAAATCATCAAGGGGCTGATAAAGGAGCTGCGTGAAGCGGCGGAAAGGAAGATTCATGAAAATCATCACATGTGAGCAGGTGTCCGCCGGGCACCCGGACAAGATCTGCGACCAGGTGGCGGATGCCATCGTCACGGATTGCCTTGCCCACGACAAGAGCAGCCGTGTGGCCATTGAGTGCCTGATCAAGGACAACCAGTTGATTATCGCGGGCGAGCTGACCAGCACGCACAAGCCGGATTACTCCGATCTCGCCGTCCAAGTCATGGAGCGGATTTATGGATCGGAACTGGGCAGAAGCGTTCCTCTGAAGGTTGCCCTTCTGGTCAGGGAGCAGAGCCCGGATATCGCTCTCGGCGTTGATAAGGGCGGCGCGGGCGACCAGGGGATGATGTACGGCTACGCCACCAACGAGACCCCGGAGCTGCTGCCGATTCCCTTCGCGGTAGCGACGCGCTTTTTGCGGCTCCTGCGCGATTTTCCCAGCAGGATGTTCCGCCCGGATGCGAAAGCCCAGGTCAGCTTCGATTATGACAGCGGCAAGATCACGACCTTCCTGTGTTCGGTACAACACAGCCCGGATGTGGAGCCCGAGGATTTCAGGCGCATCATCGAAATCCTCATGGTGACCGCCGCGTCGCAGTATGGGCTGAACCGGGACTTTGAAAAGCTGGTCAATCCGACCGGACGCTTCGTCATTGGCGGTCCCTGGGCGGACTGTGGAGTGACAGGCAGGAAACTGGCCTGCGACACCTACGGCGGCGTCGGACATATCGGCGGCGGCGCGATGAGCGGCAAGGATCCGTCCAAGGTTGACCGCTCCGGCGCGTATATGGCGCGCAAGATTGCGCGGGATATCGTGCTGGCCGGTTATGCCGATAAATGCGAAGTGCAGATCGCCTACGCCATCGGCGTGGCGCAGCCAGTCTCCGTCAACGTGGAGACTTTTGGAACGGGCTATGTCAGCGCTGCCGAGATCGAGGATTATGTGAAGGCCAGTTACGACCTCACCCCCAAGGGCATCATCGACAGCCTACATCTGCTGGATGTGGATTATAACGCCGTATCTTCATATGGACACTTTGGACGAACCGACCTGCAACTTTCCTGGGAGGCAATCCGCGAATTGGCGGGTAACTGAGCTTGCTGCCCAGCCTGTAGTAGTATTCGTGCCGTCAGCGCCTTCAGGAAACGGTCTGCCGTGATATCGGCGTATTGCCCAGCTGTACGATAAAGCGATTCGATTTCTGTTGCCAGTTCTTCGAGACTTTGCCCATGATTCTCCGCTACGATCGCCATGATTTCCTTCATGTCCATATGCCGACGCACCTCCGTTTCGTGTCAGGCCTTCGCCTGATCATTATAGGATATGCGCCGGCATTATTGGATATGACACCTTTATTGTTAATTCTTGGGGAGAACAGGAATGCCTTACAGGAGCAGAATACCCTGTCGTCATCCCGGTTGCCCGGAGCTGGTGGCGTATGGAACGAAATACTGCGCCAAGCACAAGCTGCTCCATACGGAAGAATCGCGCTCTGCCACCAGCCGTGGATATGGGGGCAAATGGCAGAAGGCCAGCAAGCGCTTCCTGGAAGCGCACCCGCTGTGTGTGCGTTGCATGGCAGAGGGCCGGTATGAACGCGCTACGGTTGTGGACCATATTACACCGCATCGCGGGGATGCTCGGCTGTTCTGGGATGAAGCCAACTGGCAGCCACTGTGTAAGCGCCACCACGATGTGAAGACCAGGAACGAGGATCACGACCAGGAGTACCACTACTGAGTGCGTCGGAAACGACGCTCTTTTTATTTGGAGGAAGACCATGGAGTATCAGCGCGTATGTCCGGTCTGCGAGTCGGCGTTCACAGCGAACAGGCACAACACGGTTTATTGCTGTGACGAATGCCGTCGCAGAGCGATCCGGGACAGGGAACAGGCGAAGCGCCGCCGTCGCAGGAACATGACGCACGACCAGAAGGATGATCACCTGAGCGTTGCCGAGGTATATCGGAGAGCGAACGGGATCTGCTCTGTGTGCGGTCTTCCTGTGCCGCTGCACTGTGACAAGAACGATGGCTGGTCGCGGACGAAGGATCACATTGTCCCGCTGGAGCAGGGCGGCAGCCACAGCTACGACAACTGTCAGCTGGCGCATCGCGTGTGCAACTCCGTCAAGCGTCAGCACGGCGCGGGCTTCCACATCTGCTGGGCGGACAGGCTCGCCTTGGACCCTGCTCGCTGGGGGCACCGCCTCCTACGCCTCAACACACTGCTCGCCACGGACGCACGCACGACCGCCAGGCAGGTCCAGTAGCACAGCGCGCCGGGCGGGGCCTGCGCCAACAGCGCACCGGGCCGGGGGTGGTTCACTTCTCTACGGCGAAGTCCACCAAGACCGTCGGCCCCTGTCGCGTAAAAAACCGCGAATTAAAACGCCGGCATTTTCGACGCAATATGGGTCTTATGCGCCGTTGAGGAGGCGATGCCCAGAGCTACGCTGAATCCTTGCGGGCAGGGATTATTCGGTATCAGCCGTTGAATCAGAAGTAAGTAAAAGAGCCGGTCATATTGCATACGAATTACCACGAATATCGGGTACTTTTTGAGATTTTCCTTGTGCCAGAACTGATTTCCGGCGCAACATGAACAATTCACCGTAAAGGAGTAGCCCCATGATCGAGGTCAGAAACGAGGAAGAACTGTCCAGACTCCTGGTGCTGATGAATGCCCGGAAACGGAACAGTTATTCCTATCTGGCCCAGCCCAATGTCAGGGTTTGTCCGGCGTGCGGAGAGGTCTTTGAGACGAAAGGGCGCGGTCGGCCAAAGCGGTTCTGCTCCGAAAAGTGCCGCGGGCGCTATCATCATAAGCACCCCAACATGGCGAACTGGACGACGACGCGAACGGCCATATGCCCTCAATGCGGCAAGGCGTTCACGGCTGCCCGCGAATATGGGCATCCTCGAAAATACTGTAGCCGTGCCTGTGCAAACAGAGGCAGGGCGACGGAAAGGAAGAAATCGGATGAAGGTTGATATTCCCGCTCAGGGAAAGGTCATCGCTAGGTATGGCCTAACGGCGCAGGCCATGGTTCATATGGAGGAATGTGCCGAGCTGATCCAGGCGATCAGCAAGATGAACCGTGCGCGGGAAGCCGGGGTAAACGACAAAGATGCGCGCTTCAACCTGGTGGAAGAGATGGCCGATGTCCTCATCTGCATGGAGCAGATTCAGGAGATCTACAATATCCGCACCCATGAGATCCAGGAGATGATTGGGCGGAAGTGCCAATGGCAGGAGGAGCGCTTATGACGTTGATTGAGGGATTTGCGCGGGAAGAAATCTTCATCGATCCGCACACCGAGATCATGTTCGGTGACGATCAGTGCTGCCTGTGTTACCCGGCGCGCTTTGCGACGGTGACCTTTGAACTGCTGGCGACCAACGGCCTGATACAGATCGCGGATCGCATCCGCAAGGAGCTGGGCTTTAAGCCGATGCACCCGATGGATGAATATGATGACGACACCTGTGACAATGAGGGCTGGTACGATTTCTACGCCGGATTGAACGGGCATACGGAAAACCACATGGATTCCTGTCTTGAGTTCGTCGTGGTCAATGCGGATTCGGAGGACAACGAGGATCTGTACACCATCGACTTGACCACCGAAGAGCAGGAGGTGGTTTACAACCGGCTTGACGAGCAGTGCCGCAAGTACGAAGGGAAGTCCTGCGAGGAACTGCTTGCGG